TTTCGATTCTCTCACATGCATTGGCGTAAAAAGTTGAAAGTTGATACGAAAACCAGGGATGTCGATCACGGTCACGATACCAAGTCCGATATGCCTGGTGACTTCAACGAGGATGGCTCTGTTGAAAATCTTACTAGTGAACAATTGAGTTCACTATTGAGAAATTTAAATTTTTTAGGAAACGAAGAAAAAGATATTCTGGAAGAACTAAAGAATTTGAGCTTTGAAGTCGAAGACGAGATGGACATCACACTGGCTAGGTGCAGTGGGTTGCCTGAGGGCCCTTCTATAGATAGAAAGATTTTGGCCGCGCAGTTTCTTGAAGAAGCCACTTTGATGGCTGAAGTGGATGCCTTGTCAGCTTCCATAGTTTCAAGACGCACTCAGGAACAAATAACTGATGATTCCAAATCGCATTGTGAGCAGGTCTCTCACAATGGACCACAAAATTCCCGTGGTCCCATTTTCCATGGGTGCGCCTACCCAGGCACAGAATTTGACATCGATACAGGAAAATGTTTCGATGGCTGGGTCGACGCGAGTCACAAGAGGTGGTTTAGTTCTGGTACCTCTTGGTGCACGTGCTACATATGCGTTCGTGGGCGTCCATTTGGGCGGCCAAGATATGAATGTACTGCACCAGCAGGAACTTTATTTAACACCTTTAACCAGGAAGAGAAAAAGGCAGTGACGGCCAAGTTTTCATGTAATGATCATTTTTCAAGTTTGATCGCAGATGGAAAGTCGGAAGATTATGGATTTAAAGTCTTTTCGGTCCCAATAGAAATTGGGTTTCCCGATTATGATGAGTTCGGACTTATCCATGATGAAAATTTGGTCGAGAAGGGCGAGAAACGGAGCGATGTTAAGTATCCGGAGGTTATCTCAAGTTTGGGCGAAACTCCGTATGCATTAGAGGTTGTCGAGTATGACGAGAAGGGTGAGGCATTTAGTAATCCATCAGTTAGTGATTGGATAAAGGCCCCACCCACTATTGTAGACTTGGCTGAAACCTTGGGTGATTGCGAGACCAAGCATAAACCCGACATCGTGCTCAATATGGATATTGATGTGGCGCACATAAATAGGAATGCCCATGCGGCGGACTTATTTAATGCTAGTGTGCCAAAACCATTTGAGGTTGAGAGGAGCGTGCCTGGTTGCTTCTCGAGGAAAGCCGTTTATAAATATTATCCTATCAGGCGTGTCAATGAAGACGGGACTGAGGATAATCGTACCGATATACAAGTTCGTATGGATATTAAGCATGACAAGGCCAGGCTTTGGATGGTAGAGCAAACAGATTACCTCGTTTTTGGAGGTATTCTTGGACTATTGTTCTATTGTCTGAAGTGGTTTGTCAGCTTCTTGTGTAGCGATTACGACCATGAACCTAGAATGAAGTTCGCTGAACGTAGAGTTGAGTGTATAGTTTCTTACGAACTTCTTGCGCAGCTCATGGGCCCGAATAATGTTAGCGCAAACATGACCGAGGAAGTTGCATGGAACCGCATCACTTCTTCAGGAATGCACATTTCAACAATAAACATGCATAGGGATTTTTTGAGCGAGGTACATATGAATACCACGGCTATGGCCATGAGAAAATTTCAATACCTTGTTTCTAGGATGCCTAGTCATCCTTTTCCTATGGGAGACACACGCTCCGACTCGTCCAAACAGGCTTTTGCATTGATGAGGTCACCCTTGACCCAATCGCAGGCTTGGCACCAGGAGTCGTCATTCGGAGGAATTTTAAGGAGCGGCTTAATCACCGTCGCCCCGTGCGCGTGTCTCTTGGGTGTCATATTGTTGGTGCCATATATTGCTTTCCCGACTTGGATAGTTACCTTAATGTAGCCGGTGCTGTTGGAAAACGGATTGGTTCTACTGTCCCGATAATAAATAGATGTAGGTTTGGTCGGCTTTTGTCCTTTGTGGACACTTGGCTCACTACAAACCTTATTCCTTTTAGTCCGGATGTAGACCTGTCCTTCCAAAACTGGCTTGAGGGAACTAACTATAGTGAGGGTAGGAAGAAACAACTCTCTTTGGCTCATGAAGAAATTGAACGGGCTGGCTTCTCCATGAAGGATAAATTTGTCCTTTGGGCAAATTCCTTCATAAAAGCTGAAGCTAGTGAGGAATATAAGTATCCTAGAGGGATCTATTCTAGATCTGATCGGTGGAAAACTTATGTTGGACCGTTTTTTAAAAATATTGAGAATGTGTTGTTTTCGAGGCCTGAATTCATCAAGAAAGTGCCAGTTGATGTCAGGCCGCAGTATATGTGTGAGGTGTTGAGCGAAGCGTTGGGTGATGTTGGAGATACATCAACAAATGCTTATCGCGTGTACAATAGTGACTATTCTTCTTTTGAAAAACATTTCACCAAATTGGTTTACCAAATTGAGTTGAAACTTTATAGTTACATGTATCGAAACAGTTCACAGGGAATGAAGATTTATGATGATGTTGCGAGGGTTCTTTGTGGTAAGAACACTTGCATATTCAGGTGTGCGAAGGTGAAATTGCCAGCCACCCGTTTGTCGGGTGAAATGAATACGTCATTGGGCAATGGCTTCGCCAACTTGATGGTTTTCAAATACTTGATGCACGAGAAGGGAGTCTCGAGCGACAGGTGTTTTGTAGAAGGAGATGATTTATTAGCTACGTATTTTGGTCCTAAGCTCACAATAGATGATTATGCACAATTGGGTTTTACTATTAAACCCATGTACTATCATCATATTGGTGAAGCTTCTTTTTGTGGCCAATTATTTGCTCCAACCAAGCAGATATTAATAAATCCAAAAAGGGCATTGTTGAATTTTGGTTGGATTAGTTCAATATACCTAAACGCATCGGAGAAAAAATTACAGGCTTTGGCTCGTGCTAAGGCTATGTCTTATCTTTCTCTAGCGCCGGCTTGCCCCGTTGTTGCGTCCTTCTGCAGATATATTTTGAGAACCACTGGACCTGATGTTTTGGTCGACGCTTCGTTGACCACGTATGAGCGTGAACGCCGTGATGATCTCATACGTAGTGGTCTGTGGCAGATTTTAGTCCCTACAAATTGGGACACTCGGATCATGTTTTCTGAGAAATTTGGGGTTTCTATTGATACTCAGTTCTTACTTGAGTCATTCTTTGAATGTAGAAAGGTGTTCGCACCGGTTGAGCACCCCGCACTAGCATTTTGTTTTGGCACTGATAATGTTCATTGCTATAATAATTATGTTGGTGTGGATACCGGGACTGTTGCTACGTCCTATAAAAGCACAGTGGGTGCGCACTTAAAAGTGTTGTTAAGTGCTATCAAGAATGCCCTTAAAGAAGAACGTCATGCGCAAGAAGGCGCGGAAACCCTCCGCCCGCAAGGGCAATAAGACCAAGCCTAGTGGCTTGGCACGCAGTATCGGTCAGGCAATTGGCTCTGCATTGGGCAGCCGATTTGGCCCGGCCGGTGCTGTTGTTGGCGGTAGTTTAGGCTCTGCCGCCGGTTCACTGTTTAAAACGGTGACAGGTTTTGGGGATTACAAGGTTCGTAGTAATTCCCTCACTTTGGGTGGTGATTCATTGCCTCGATTCCTTCGTAATGGACAAGGATTTCGGATCACCCATCGTGAGTATTTGCAGGATGTGGTCACTAGTGATGTGGCTGGTCAGTTCAAATTGGAAAGTTTTCTGATGCAACCGGGGTTGAGGGCTACCTTTCCCTGGCTAGCTGCGATTGCGGTCCAATTTGAGGAGTATAAGATTCATGGAGCTGTTTGGGACTTCAAATCTAATTCTCTTGATGCTGTAGCGTCAACTAACTCTGCCGCTGGTACGGTCATAATGACCACACAATATAATGTATTGAATCCACCTTTTGTCAATAAGCAACAGATGGAGCAATATGATTTTACCTGCTCTACAAAACCATCTATGGACCTACTTCACCCGGTTGAATGTGATAGATCACAGAGCATTGTTTCAGTTCTCAATACGCGGGACCACCCAGTAGTTGAGGGTGATCAGCGTTTGTATGACTTTGCTCGGTTTAACATTGCCACTGTCGGTACCCAAGGTGCTTCCACCAATATTGGGGAGCTTTGGATTACTTACGACATTGAGTTTCTTAAACCGAAATTGGGTGATGCTGTTGATGTGTATGATCATTATTACACATTGCCTGAAGACACGACTACCATGTATTGGGACCAACAGTTTTCGCATTTGCAGAAGACTGCTGGCTCGAACATGGGTACTACTCTTGTCTCCACAGGTCCAGACACAGACATTTACTTTCCTCCGACTTTTACAGGTAATGTCTTTGTTACGTCGAACTATACGTTTGGCGCTACTGATGTTGGTGGTTTCCACACTTTACCACTGTGGACCGCCGTCGGTAGCAACACCATTGCGTATGATGCTTGGCCTTATAACGGGAATTCTCTGAGAACTGGTGCTGGACTTTTTCCTCACACTCAGAATTATTCCGCTTCTTCGACCTTTGCATTTAGTGTCGTCAATGGTGGGCGTATTCACTGTACGTTAACGAATTCAGGTTCGCTTGGTTCGTTGGGTTCAGATTTGATAGTGTATACTATCCCTGATGTTGAGTTGTAGTTCCAACGCATTGGGTTGGAATTCCTCACGTCTTTCGTTGGTCCCCTAACTTCTTCTGGGATTGACGTGTAATGAAATGAAG